TCACTTAAATTTTATGTCAACTAACATGGTTAGAAATAATCCTGTGGTTATGGCTGCAATTCAAAAAAATATTCTTGAGCACATATCAATTATGGCACAAGAGCAAGTACAATTAGAGTTTAGAGAACAAATGCAACAGATGATGATGCTACAACAACAAGCAGCAATGAATCCACAGGCACAACAACAGCTACAAATGCTAACAAATCAAATAGAAGCAAGAAAAGCTGTGTTGATAGCAGAGATGACAGAGGAGTTTATGAACGAAGAGAAGAAAATTACGTCACAATTTGACTCTGATCCGTTGTTAAAACTAAAATCTAGAGAAGTTGACCTACGTGCAATGGAAAATGAGCGTAAAAAAGACAATGATAAAGCACAAATTGACCTTGCAAAAGCAAGATTAATGCAACAAGGTGATATTGCAGAAGATAAAATGGAGCAAAACGAAGATTTAGCTAAATTAAGAGCAGGTGTGAGCCTTGCAAAGACTGGTGTACAACAAGCACAAGTTATGATAGACGATAATTAATAAAAAAAGGAGCAAAAAGCTATGATGAACTATAAAAAACAAAAAATAGTTAACGTGCCAGAGCCAAAATTAGAAAAAGATCCTAGATCTGCTACAGTTTCTAATGGAGCTTTTAATTATATTGTAAAACCTGAACAGGTTGCAGTAAGAGGCAGAAAAAGAATGCTAGCAGACAAGAAAAAAACTGCAATTGTAGTGTAATGGTTTGGTTTAGCGCATTAAAATTAGGCTTAAACGCGGCAACGCACATCTATAAGAAAAAACAAGAAACAAAGATGGCGATGGCTGACGCACAGCACATGCATGCCTCTAAAATGGCCCGTGGGGAGAGCGAATACCAGGGCAAATTGTTAGAAGCTAGACAATCGGACTGGAAAGACGAGTTCGTGTTGGTCGTTCTCACGCTCCCGATACTAGTGATTGCCTGGGGGGTCTTCTCGGACGATCCGGGTGCGGCTGCAAAGATAAAAGAGTTCTTTGAACAGTTCCAGCAGCTGCCGTCATGGTTCACAAATTTGTGGATCCTTGTCGTCGCGAGTATATATGGTATAAAGGGAACACAGATTTTTAAAAACGGAGGAAAAAAATAATGGGCGTGTTTAGTTTTGTAAAACCAGGTAAAAAAGCATTTGAGTTTGTAAAAGATAAAACTGGAGTTATTACTGGAGTAAAACCAAATTTAAAAAAAACAGTTAAACAAACTAAAACTGAAGAGTATAGAAAAAGATATACTGCTTTAGGTAAAGCAGAAGATAAACTTAAAGCTGGTAAAAAAATGATGAAGGAAGCTCAACAGGAAAGAAAAAAAATGGTTGATACTGGAAAAGCTTTTCAATTTAAACATAGTAAAAGTTATCACGCTATTGAGCCAGGACAGGATGTTAAAAAAAAATACAAAGGTCTTTTAAAAGAAAGAAAAGCTAAAGGTGGTAGAGTAGGTCTTAAAGGTGGTGGAGATTTAGGAATGCAAAGTGTTAAATATGGTTTAGATAATAATCCAAAAGTAACCGCAGCAGATCCAAAAGCAAAATTTATAGCAGCAGCTAAAAATAAAAAATCTAAAAAGAAGGTAATATAATGGCTAAATTGTGTCCAAGAGGTAAGGCTGCAGCGAAGCGAAAATTTAAAGTGTACCCGTCAGCATATGCTAACATGTACGCATCAGCAGTATGTTCAGGTAAAGTCACACCAGGTGGCAAGAAGAAAAGAAAAAAAGCTATGGGTGGTGGAATGATGATGGACAGAGGTTTTTATAGTAACGGTGGTAAAGTAGCTAGAGGTTGTGGCGCTATCATGAAAGAAAAAAAGAAAAAAACTAGGATGGTCTAGTGAGGACCTATTATTCAAAAGGTGGAGGACTTAGAGAATGGGTCAAACAAAACTGGGTAGATATTGCGAACAAGCGAAAAGATGGTTCCTTCCCGAAATGTGGAAGAAGTGGTGGAGAAAAAAGAAAAAATTATCCAAAATGCGTGCCTATTGCAAAAGCAAGAGCGATGAGCAAAGGGCAGCGTGCGGGTGCCGTAAGAAGAAAACAGGCTGTAGCTAATACAGGTCCAACACCATCAAGAGCTGCAACATTTGCTAAAAAGAAAAAAGCGTAATGAGAAGACAGGATAAACAACCACCAAAAACTAAAAAATATTTTAGATCAACTAAGTCTGGTGCAGGTATGACCAAGGCTGGAGTTGCAAGATACAGACGTGAAAACCCTGGATCTAAATTAAAAACAGCGGTCACTGGCAAAGTCAAACCAGGATCTAAAGCTGCTAAAAGACGTAAATCATTCTGCGCTAGAAGTGCAGGACAGATGAAAAAGTTTCCAAAAGCTGCGAAAGATCCTAATTCAAGACTAAGACAGGCTCGTAGAAGATGGAAATGTTAAATGGCTGATCCTAAAAAAGGCACAGGTAAAAAACCCAAAGGCTCTGGTAGAAGACTTTACACAGACGAAAATCCACGAGATACTGTTAAAATAAAATTTGCAACACCATCAGATGCGAGAGCAACTGTTGCAAAAGTCAAACGTGTAAAAAAACCGTTTGCAAGAAAAATACAAATACTAACTGTAATGGAGCAAAGAGCTAAAGTGATGGGTAAAAGTCAAGTTGCTTCTATTGCAAAGAAAGGCAAAGATGCAATTAGAAAACGTCATAAAAAGACTACTTAGATATATAAACACTAGAACTGAAGCGTTATCCGTAACAGTCACATCCGGAGGTATTGACACTATGGAAAAATATCAGTATATAATAGGACAAATAAACGCCCTAGAGGCAACAAGACAGGAACTCTCTAACCTGCTAAACGATAAGGAGCAAAATGAAAAAGGAACAGTCATCGATATTAACACCAAACAATAAACTCGTTGGTGTAGAACCTATAAAAGAAGAACCAAAATTACCAAAACCAACTGGATGGAGACTTTTAGTTTTACCTTTCAAAATGAAAGAAACAACTAAAGGTGGATTAGTATTAGCTGAAACAACTTTAGAAAGACAACAAGTTGCATCACAAGTTGGATTAGTAATGGCCATGGGTCCACAATGTTATAAGGATAAGGAGAGATATCCTGAAGGTCCATGGTGCAAAGAAAAAGATTGGGTTATGTTTGCGCGTTATGCAGGTAGCCGAATCAAAATAGATGGTGGGGAAATGCGTCTGCTAAACGACGATGAAGTGTTAGCAACAATTGATAGTCCAGAGGACATCTTGCATGAGTTTTAACATAGGAGGATAACTATGCCAGAAGATAATGAAAAAATGGTACCCATTGATACATCAGGACCTGATGCAGAAGTGGATATCGAAGAAACGAAAGACGAGTCGGTTGTAGAAACCGAATCGCCGAAAGAAGAAACAACGGAACAAGAAACAGTAAAACAAGAAACAACAGAAGACGATAGTAAATTAGAAGAATACAGTAAAGGCGTACAAGCTCGTATTGCAAAATTAACTCGTAAAATGAGAGAGGCAGAGAGAAGAGAAAAAGCTGCTGTTGAATACGCACAAGCTGTAGAACAGAAAAGACAAACTTTAGAAAAAAAGTTTGAAAAAACTGATTCTGATTACATCAAAAAATTTGAGTCTACTATTTCATCAGGAATGGAAGCAGCACAAAAAGAATTAGCTGCAGCTATTGAAGCAGGTGATGCGCAGGCTCAAGTTGAGGCTAATAAAAGAATTGCAACTCTCGCTTTTGAGAATGCAAAACTTGACCAAGCTAAAGCTGGTAGAGAAGAAATGCAGGCTGAGAAACCTGTAAATTTATCTCAAGGCGGCGATGTTAATATCCCTCAAAAAGATGATCCAATAAACCCAGATCCTAGAGCCGAAGCATGGGCTTCTAAGAATCCTTGGTTTGGAACTGACAGAGCTATGACATATACTGCATTTGAGATTCACAAGGATCTTACTGAAAAAGAAGGGTTTGATCCTGCCTCTGATGAGTATTATGCTGAAGTTGATAAAAGAATACGAGTTGACTTCCCGCATAAATTTGGTAAAACTGAGTCTAAGCAAACGGCCGCCCCTGTTCAGACAGTGGCTTCTGCTAATAGAAGCGTAAAGCCCGGTCGCAAAACTGTGAAACTCACTTCTTCACAAGTAGCAATAGCTAAAAAATTAGGAGTGCCACTCGAAGAGTACGCAAAACAATTAAAAAACACGGAAGGAGCGTAACATGGAAAAAGACAAAAACACTTCTCGTGCGAACCAAACACGGTCAAAGTCTGAAAGGCCAAAAGTGTGGGTTCCACCATCTTCTCTAGATGCACCCCCTGCACCTGATGGATTCAGGTATAGATGGATAAGAGCAGAGAGCGTTGGCTTTCAAGACACTAAAAACGTAACCGGAAGAATTAGAGAAGGTTATGAATTAGTTAGAGCTGAAGAAGTCGAAAATGCATCTGATTATCCGATTGTCGATGAAGGCAAATACAAGGGAGTGATTGGGGTCGGTGGCCTTCTTCTTGCGAAGGTACCTGAAGAGATCGCGAAGCAGAGACAAGAGTACATGACTAAACGTCATGAAGATCGAAGCGAAGCAGTATCAAACGATTTAATGAAGGAGCAGGATAGTAGGATGCCTATCAATGTTGACAGGCAATCCCGTGTAACCTTCGGTGGTACGAAAAAGTAATTTTAAATATCATCGATAAAACAAACCGTACTGGAGGCCCTTCGGGGCAGGTACATAAGGAGACAACACTATGGCAAATAGAAACAGCCAGGGCTTCGGACTTAAAGCGGCTATGAGAGTTGGCAATACGCCTTCTATTCAAGGTCAATCTAAGTACGATATCGACGCTGGTGAATCTAACGCTATTTTCCAAGGAGAGCCGGTAAAAATTGATTTATCAACTTCTACTGGTGGTTACATTGTAACTGCAGCAGCTGGAACTGCTATGGTTGGTGTTTTAAATGGAGTAGTATTTACGGATGCTTCTACATTAAAACCAACTTTTAGCAACTTTTACCCAGCAGCAACAACTCCCGCAAATAGTGAAGACATCACTGCGTTTGTTAATGATGACCCTTTTCAAGAATACATCATTGCATCAGATGCTACTTTAGGTGGTACGTTGGCGCTAAGAAAATCAAAAATTGGTTTAACTTATGCAACAACTGCTGCAGCAGGTAGTACAACAACAGGTCAATCTTCTGTTCAACTAGGTATCTCAACAGCAGCAACAACTGCTAAACAATTGAGAGTAGTTAGAGTAGCAGAGGATCCAGAAAACCAAGACCAAACGGCAGCTAACTGTTCATTAGTAGTAAAGGTGAATTTACACCAATACACTGTTGGATCACTGGCTACGGGTATATAAGGAGAATAAACTATGGCAATATCACGATCACAGCTAGTTAAAGAACTAGAGCCAGGTTTAAATGCTTTATTTGGCCTGGAATACAATAGGTATGAAAATCAGCATGCTGAGATTTATACTAACGAAAACAGTGACAGAGCTTTTGAAGAAGAAGTAATGTTATCTGGTTTCGGAAACGCACAAGTGAAAGGTGAAGGTGCAGGCGTATCTTTTGACGATGCACAAGAAACTTTCACAGCTCGTTACACACACGAGACTATAGCTTTAGCATTTGCGATCACAGAAGAAGCTATCGAAGACAATCTTTACGATAGACTTGCTGCGAGATACACAAAAGCTTTAGCTAGATCAATGTCGAACGCTAAACAAGTAAAAGCGGTATCACCTTTAATTAATGGCTTCTCAGGAGGAACATTTAAATCAGGTGATGGCGTAGTACTATTTAGTGACTCACACCCGACTGTAGCAGGTACTTTTAAAAATACTTTGTCTACAGCTGCAGACCTTAACGAAACATCATTAGAGCAGTCTATGATTGACATCGCTCAAATGACGGACGAAAGAGGTTTAAGAATTGCAGCAAGAGGATTGAAAATGATCATTCCTTCTGAGCTTCAATTTACGGCTGAGAGATTGATGAAGTCTCAAGGTAGAACTGGAACAGCTGATAACGATATAAATGCAATCGTTTCTATGGGAATGGTTCCTCAAGGATACAGAGTGAACAATTACCTAACAGATACAGATGCGTTCTATATCTTAACAGACGTACCTAATGGTATGAAAATGTTCACAAGAGCACCATTGACAACTGCAATGGAAGGTGATTTCGATACTGGTAATGTTAGATACAAAGCTAGAGAAAGATACTCATTTGGAGTATCAGACCCTAGAGGTATCTTTGCATCACCTGGTGCGTAATAACACTTAATTTTTGGGGCGGCCTTAAAACCGCCCCATTTAAAAACTAATTGGTGAGACAATGAAAAAATTCCTAGTAAATATCTACGCTTACAAATATCACGGAAAATTTGAAGTTATATCTGAGGATAGCCCTCAATCTTTAGAAAATGCTATCCTTGACAGATTGGGAAAAAATGATATACAATGGGAGTATCTTGGAGAAATGAACGATCCCAAGATAAACAGAATAACCTATGAGGAGGTTATCGATGGAGAACATGATGCAACATCTAGAGGACCTTTATACAAAGAAGAAAGGTCTGGATCTCGAATGGGAACAGGAGCATCTTAAAGAGGGTAGATATACTCTCAATATGGTTAAGATTGACAGAAAAGTCAGAGACGTAATTAGCCATATTAAAATGGCAGAGGCTCAAAAAGAGCATATGCTAAATAAGATAGAAGCTTCTCAACCACAAGTTTCTGTAGCTACTTAATAAAAAGCTACATCGTTGGAAAAATCCAATCCACATTACAGGCCCTCTTGCGCTCTACTTAAAACTGCTATATAACTTTCACACTATACAATTAATTAGAATACTGACGCGTATAGTCGACGGCCTAGAGACAGTATTCGGAAAACTAGGAGGATATAATTATGGCTAAAACTACATTTTCAGGTCCAGTACTTGAAGGAAAAGAAGGTGTAAATATTGAAACTAAAACTTCAAACTACACTGTACTAACTTCTGATTCAGGAAAAACTTTTGTTTCTGAAACTGACGGAGTTGTATTTACATTACCAGCAATCGCAGTTGGTTATGTATTCAAGTTTGCAAACAATGCACCTGACGGAACAAACGCTCTAACGATTAGTCCTAATGCATCTGACGGAATCACTTATGCTGGTTCATCTACAGATGACAAAGACTTAATCAATACAAAAGCCACTTCTAAACAAGGGGACTTCGTTGTTATTGCATCTTTAGATGGAACTACAGCATGGCAAGTTACTCAAGTTAGAGGAACTTTTGCTAAAGAGTCGTAATAGTTAATTTAGTGTGGGGCTTAGGCCCCACATATTAATTTAAGGAGAAACAAAATATGAGTTCAGATCAAAAGTTTAGTACACTAACAGCAGATGGTAATTTTAAAACTATTACTGGCGGTTCCACTAACATAGGGCCTTGTAGAGTTACATACATACAAGCTCATGGTGGAAGTGATTGTTTAGTTAAATTACATGATGGAA